AGTGGCCTACGGCGAAGGTTACATTCGTTTGCTTACTGAGTACTGCGACGACGACAACTTTAACCAAGACATCAAGATTGGCCGCGTTCGTAACAGCTTCTCGGTTTACATGGATCCAACAATCCAAGACCCCACTGGCGCAGATGCCAAGTATTGTTTCGTTACAGAAGACGTGACCAAAGCAGATTTTGAGCGCATGTATCCTGATGCGGCGCCTATCACAACTTTGCAATCTTTGGGCGTAGGTGATCAGTCAATTTCCAACTGGCTCAATGAAGACACAGTCCGCATTGCGGATTACTACTACATTGATTACGACCGCGCCACACTTAATTTGTACCCTGGCAACGCAACAGCGTTTGAGGGTACACCTGAAGACAAGATGCTGCGCCAGACTTACGGCAAACCCAAGCGCTCACGCGAATCTGACCGCCCCCGTGTTCGGTATTGCAAGATCAATGGATACGAAATCCTTGAGCAAAACGAATGGGCTGGCAAGTACATCCCTGTGGTTCGGATTATTGGCAATGAGTTTGAAGTTGACGGTCGTTTGTATGTGTCTGGCCTTGTGCGTAACGCCAAGGATGCCCAGCGCATGTACAACTACTGGGTCAGCCAAGAAGCTGAGATGCTGGCGCTGGCGCCAAAAGCTCCGTTCATTGGATATGGCGGCCAGTTTGAAGGTTACGAAGACAAATGGAAAACGGCCAACACAAACAACTGGCCTTATTTGGAAGTCAACCCTGATGTGACAGACGGCCAAGGCGCCGCTCTGCCATTACCCCAACGCGCCCAGCCCCCAATGGCATCATCGGGCTTGTTGCAAGCAAAAGCAGGCGCTGCGGAAGACATCAAGGCTACGACTGGTCAATACAACGCATCCCTTGGCCAAGGTGGCAACGAGCGTTCAGGCAAAGCCATCATGGCGCGCCAGCGCGAGGGTGACGTCGGTACGTATCATTACGGTGACAACCTGACTCGCGGTGTTCGTCACATTGCCCGTCAGTTGGTTGACTTGATTCCTAAGATCTACGACACCCAACGTATTGCTCGAATTATTGGGGAAGACGGCGAGACAAAAATGGCAAAGATTGACCCCGATCAGCCCGTGCCGGTGCGAGAAATTCGCAACGCTGAAAACATTGTCATCGACAAAATTTACAACCCAGGTATTGGCAAATACGACGTAGTGGCGACCACTGGTCCAGGTTACGCAACCAAGCGCCAAGAATCCTTGGCCGCAATGGGTCAGATGCTGCAAGGCAACCCACAATTGTGGCAAGTTGCTGGCGACTTGTTTGTCAAAAACATGGACTGGCCTGGCGCTCAAGAAATGGCAAAACGATTTGCCAAAACCATTGACCCTAAATTCCTTAGCGACGATCAAGCATCGCCTGAACTGCAAGCGGCGCAACAACAGATCCAAGCGATGGGCCAGCAGATGGAACAAATGGCGGGGATGTTGGACAATGTGAAGAATTCCGAAATTGCTCGCACGAATGAGATTAAGGAGTTTGAAGCAATGGTCAAAGCATATGCGGCTGAGACCCAGCGTATCTCTGCGGTTCAAGCGGGCATGACATTTGAGCAAATTCAAGACATCGTAATGGGCACAGTCAGTGGCATGATCACCAGTGGTGATCTTGTAGGCGAAATGCCCGGACGCGAGATGCCAATGGAAAACATGGGTGAAATGCAGCCGCCAATGGGTGGTGAGATGCCACCACCTGAAATGATGCCACCACAAGGAATGCCACAATGAAAGCCGCTGAATTTATAGGTTTGCTGTTTTTGGCAAGAGATGTCACACACAGTGTGCATCTGAACACGCGCAGCTATTCCAAGCATGTTGCGTTGAACATTTTTTATGACCGAATCATCGGCGCAGCAGATGATTTTGCTGAAGCCTATCAGGGTAGACATGGTCTAATTGGCCCAATTTCGCTGCATTCGGCTAAGAAAACAACCAATGTCATTGAGTTTTTAGAAGACTCACTGAAAGAAATTGAAGACGCACGGTATAAAGTGTGCGACAAAGACGACAGCACATTGCAGCAGTTGATTGACAACATCATTGAGGTCTATCTGCGAACGCTCTACAAGTTGAGATTCTTGGCGTAATTTAAGCGCTATGGTATATTTAAGGCACAAGGAGCCATCATGGAACTTTTAAGACCTCTAGCAGACACGGTGTTTCCCGCAGCGACTGTATCGTATTCGGGCACGGCTGGATCGACTTCTACTTGGGCCGCAGGCCCCCAAGGCGTAATAATCTGGTCAACAACCCCCGCCTACGTTGTAGTTGGCGAGGGTGTTACCGCTACTACCGCCAGCACCCCCATTCCAGCTTTTACACCCATTCCGTTTGCTGTGCCTGAAGGCAATGGCGGACAGTGGAGAGTAAGTGCTATTCAAGTGTCGGCGACTGGATCAATTTACTGTAAGCCGGTAAACATTCGATGAGTTTTGGTGTTGCTCTCAGAAATGCTGTATCAATCGGGCTTGGCGGCATCGCCACGCTATTTTCAGGCACGATTGATGCTGGCTTAGCAGTAGATAACCTACTGACTGAATCTGACGCAAACCTTGTGCAAGAAAATGGCGACTATATTCTTTTGGAGTGATTAAATGGCTGACTTAAAAATTTCCCAGTTGCCAGCGGCAACAACCCCGCTGGCAGGCACAGAAGTTCTGCCCATTGTCCAATCTGGCACAACCAAACAGGCAACTATTACTAACGTATTGGCAAGCGCCGCATCTCTCGGTGCTAACACATTTACCGCAGCACAAAACTGGGCTACCGGCACAGCCATTGCTTCTGCGTCAACAATTAACCTTGACACTGCCACTGGCAATCGTGTACACATCACAGGTACAACGGCGATTACCGCTGTTACCTTGACACGCGGCCCACGCACTTTAATTTTTGATGGCATTCTGACGCTGACGCACAATGCCACAACAAATAACTTACCTGGCGCTGCCAACATTACTACAGCAGCGGGCGACAGGGCTATTTATGAAAGCGATGGAACTACGGTCTATTGCGTGAGTTATATCAAGGCAAATGGACAATCGGTAGTAAGTAGCAGCACTGGTCGTTTGTTGCGGATTACTAGGTACACAACGCCTGGAAGCGGAACTTGGACTAAACCAAGCGATACAGTTTCTGTGCGTATCCTTACTGTTGCCGGTGGCGGTAGCGGTTTTGGCGCGGGTAATGGCACGACAGGTGGCGGTGGCGGTGGCGGTGGTGGCGCAGCTGACCTTTACATTGCAACGGCAGCTTCGTCATACGCTTATGTAGTTGGTGCTGGCGGCGCGGCCACTGGAGGACAGAGTGTAGGCGGGGCTGGTGGAGAAACAACTATTGCGGGTATTGCTGGCGGCGGTGGCGCGGCTGGACTTTCTATCGCTACGAATGGTGGTGGAAACGGCGGTGTAACAACTGGCGGGGATATTAATGTTCGAGGCGGTACTGGTGAAGCAAGCGTAAATATTTCAAGTAGTTTAGGCGGTAGCGGCGGCGGCGCTGGCGGCGCTGCGGGTGCTGGCGGTGGCGGCGATGGCAACGGCGGTGACGGAGCCAATGGCGGTAGCTTTGGACAAGGCGGTGGTGGCGGTACTACAAACGGTGGCGGCGGCGGTAATGGCGGCGGCGGCTACATTGAAATTCAGGAGTATTCATAATGATTAAAGCAGCAAGAATTGAAAACGGGGTTGTTTGCGACCTTTGGATGGTTCCTTCGCTAGATGCGTTTGAAGGCATTAATCTAATAAATGCGCCTGATGGCGTAGCTGTTGGTCATTTATATGATGGATCAACATTTACAGCGCCTGAACCAACGGCAGCAGATACTGAAAAAGAAGCATCAAATGTTAGATATGTGCGCGACATAAAATTGCGCGAGAGTGATTGGACTCAAATGTCCGATATACCAACAGAGACAAAAACTCTTTGGGCTTCATATCGTCAAGCACTGCGTGATGTGCCCGCACAAGCTGGTTTTCCTTGGACAATCACTTGGCCTGATGCTCCTTAATCATGACCACTACGCTTAGTCCATCACCTAAAATGCAGTTTTTTACTGCTGCGGGTGTACCTCTTGTTGGCGGCAAACTGTTTACATACGCCAGCGGAACTACGGT